GCTTGGAGACACAGGAATAGAACCACTATAAAGTACACAGTCTATAAGACTTCCTTTAAGTGTAACCAACTAGTGAGTAGGATATATAGAATACTACTAGGTGAAGAGGATATACCGGTATCTATAAAGAACCCTTATTACGACAACAAGTCTTATACAGACAAGGTGATGAACAAGGCTATAGATGATATGATTAAAGATAAAGACAGATGAGTATATTAAACAAGGTATTTTCAGCGGGAGCTACAGGTTTGGTTAATGGCATAGGTAATGTGCTAGATAATTTGACTACAACTAAGGAAGAGAAACTAGAGGCTGAACGTAAGATAAAAGAGCTAGTACTCAAGCATGACTTAGAGATTCAGGAGCAGGTCACCGGTAGGTGGGAAGCAGATATGAAGTCTGACTCTTGGTTATCTAAGAATGTCAGGCCATTGGTTCTTGTGTTCTTAGTGGTATCAACAGTGTTAATGATATTCATAGACGCTGGAGTTATGGCATTCGATGTAGAGCCTAAATGGACAGACTTACTACAGTTAGTTTTAATAACAGTGATTGGTGCTTACTTCGGTGGTAGGTCATTAGAAAAGGCAAAAAGTAAATAACAATTAAATATAATACAATGGGTAAAGTGAAGAAGATGGTTGATTTAAAACCAAAAGCAGAAAAAATAACAGAAGAGCAATTAGAGCAGTTGCAAACAGCGGTAAACGATAACAACACTGTGCAGTTTCATATTGGAGCATTAGAGTTTCAGAAATATGAGATGATACACAAGCAAGTTGCCACTAAGTCCAAGATGCTAGAATTGCAAGCTATATTCAGTAAGGAGTATGGTACTTTTGACGTAAATATAAACGACGGGTCTATCAACTATGCCAAAGATGAGTAACCACTTAATTAGAAAGATCACTATAGGTAAGAACTACAAGAGTGATGCCATGCATTATGCTGTTGGTCAGAACGTCTATGGTGGTCATACGATATGCGATATACTAGAGGAGGAGACTAAGTACTCTATTTATATACGAAAGAATGATATAGTAATCCCATGGAAAGACTTTAACAAGAACATGGCTATATCAGTAGAGTATGACTTGGAATACTAATGAGGGGTTTATTCAACTTTATAGTATCTCCAGACGGGGAAAGATATAACAACTCGGTAAAAGTTGGTGATAAAGATCTTATTTTAAATACTGAGATCTTTAATCACCAGCATGTGAATAGGAATGCCATTGTATTAAAAACGCCAGCATATACCGACTCTAAGATAATGGAAGGCGATAAAGTCGTGGTGCATCACAATGTGTTCAGGAGGTGGCACGATGTTAAAGGTGTAGAGAAGAATAGTAGATCGTTCATGAGTGAGGATGAGTATATAATTAGTGATGATCAAATCTTCTTGCACAAAACTAAGGATAGTGACGATTGGAGTGCTACTGATGGTTTTTGCTTTGTGCAACCACTTAAGTCTACTAAAGATTTTGACGTGGATACAGAGGAGCCTTTAATGGGTGTAGTAAAGTACACTGATGGTGTACACGAGAAGGGAACACTAGTAGGATTTACACCAGTTTCTAAATATGAATTTGTAATTGGTGGCAAGAGATTATATAGAGTTATGAATAAATTTATTACTATGACGTATGACTATAGAGGAAAGGAAGAAGAGTATAATCCAAGCTGGGCGCAAAGCTGTTGATGAATTAATAAAAGTGGCTGAGGAACCTATAGTGGATTCTAGCGATGACTTAACTGCTGACAAGTTAAAGAATGCTGCAGCGACAAAGAAGTTAGCTATTTTTGATGCGTTTGAAATACTAAATAGAATAGAGGAAGAGGAGAGGATTATAAACGATCTAGATAAATCTAAAAACGACGCGGGCAAATCTAAGTTTCAAGGCTTCGCTGAAGGGAGAAAAAGGTAATGTACGAACAATCGCTATACAAAGTAGTAGAACCCATAAAACTAACGACCATACACAGGTTGAACAAGGGTAAAAAATGGAACTACGGTTATAACAAAGAGAACGATGTTATAGTAATATCTAAGAGCGGACAGATAGGTGAGGTAGTTGAGATACAGGGATTGAAAGTAGCTCTACCTAAAGTACCTAAAGACGTTTTCTCTTGCTCTAAAGTAACTGGCAAGCAAAAGTGGAAGCAGTTCGCGCCTAATCCTGACTTTAAGAATATAAGAAACAGGTTTGACTGGGAGAACCAACCTAACGAATTTAAGGAACTACATTATAAATACATCGACGAAGAATTTAAGAGAAGAGACGAGGGTTTTTGGTTCATGAATAATGGTGTGCCAACCTATGTAACCGGTAGCTTCTATATGTACTTACAGTGGAGCAAGATAGATATAGGCGCCCCAGATTTTAGAGAAGCCAATAGGCTTTTCTTTTTGTTTTGGGAGGCATGTAAAGCTGATAACAGGTGCTATGGTATGTGCTACCTTAAGAACAGACGTTCTGGTTTTTCTTTTATGAGCTCAGGTGAAACCGTTAATTTAGCTACGTTAGCAAGTGATAGTAGATTTGGAGTCTTATCCAAAACTGGTGAAGATGCTAAGAAGATGTTTACTGATAAAATAGTACCTATAAGCATAAACTACCCTTTCTTTTTTAAGCCGATACAAGATGGTATGGATAGACCTAAAAGTGAATTAGCTTATAGGGTTCCAGCTAAAAAGTTTACTAGGAAGAGAATGGGCAAGGTTGAGGAAGTTGACGAAGAGAAAGGTTTAGAAACTACAATTGACTGGAAAAGTACTGGTGACAACAGCTATGATGGTGAGAAGTTATCCCTTCTTGTCCACGATGAAAGTGGTAAGTGGGACAAGCCTAACAACATACGAAATAACTGGCGAGTTACAAAGACTTGCTTGAGGTTGGGAGGTAGAATCATAGGTAAGTGCATGATGGGTTCTACTAGTAATGCTCTAGATAAGGGTGGGGCAAACTTCAAGAGGTTGTATGGAGACTCACAGGAAAGTAAAAGAAATAGAAATGGGCAGACTAAATCTGGCCTATACTCTTTGTTTGTCCCAATGGAATGGAACTACGAAGGATTTATAGATGAGTTCGGGCTCCCAGTGTTTGACACTCCAACTAGCGATGTATACGGGCCGTATGGTGAGCTAATAGAAACTGGGGTTATAGATTATTGGAATAATGAAGTTGATGGTTTAAAAGACGACCAAGAGGCTCTAAATGAATTCTACCGTCAGTTCCCTAGAACAGAGGAGCATGCCTTTAGAGATGAGACCAAGAGTAGTCTATTTAACTTAACTAAGATATACGAGCAGATAGACTACAATGAAGGCAATAGGAACTCGTCAGTCATAACCACTGGTAATTTCCAATGGGAGAATGGAGTCAAGGATACTAGAGTAAGTTTTAACCCAGACCCAAATGGTCGATTTAAAATTAGTTGGGTGCCTAGTACCGGCATGCAGAATAACGTTATATTAAAGAATGGAGTGAAGTGGCCAGGTAATGAACACATGGGCGCTTTTGGCTGTGATAGTTACGACATTAGTGGTACTGTTGATGGTAAAGGTTCTAAAGGTGCTTTACATGGCTTAACTAAGTTTAGTATGGAAGATGCCCCAGCCAACACATTCTTCCTGGAATACGTAGCTAGACCTCAGACTGCCGAGATCTTCTTTGAGGACGTTCTAATGGCACTTGTATTCTACGGGATGCCAATACTCGCTGAGAACAATAAACCCCGTCTACTGTATTATTTGCGTAGGAGAGGTTATAGAGGTTTTAGTATGAACAGACCTGATAAGGTTTGGAACAAGCTTTCCGTAACTGAAAAGGAAGTAGGTGGAATGCCTAACTCTAGCGAAGATATTAAGCAGGCTCACGCAGCAGCAATAGAAATGTACATTAACGATCACGTTGGACACTTAGAGGATGGCACTTATGGTACCGTATATTTTAATGAAACACTAAATGATTGGAGTAAGTTTGATATAAACAATAGAACCAAGTTTGATGCTGCAATAAGCTCAGGCTTAGCTATCATGGCTTGCAACAGGCATATGTATAGACCCAACCCAGAAGTGAAGAGACAACCTTTAGGTATAAAAGTCTCCAC